GTAAGAGAAACCAACTTTCAAGTTTGCACGTGAACGTAAGTAAGGCTCTGCAACTGTATCAGCTAAGTTAACAGCTTTGATTGCTTTTCCGTCTCCCTCGCCATCGAAAGCGTAAATCATGTTGTTCTTAACAGTAGCAACCATGTGGTTGTTTGGCATACCCTCAGCTACAACAACTTTAATACCTAAGAAAGTCAAAGCTAATGGAGTTGTAATGTATGTTTGAGTGTTACCTGAAGCTGTAGCCAATTCCAAAGCGTTAGCAACATTCGAAGCAACGTATAAACGTAAGTCTGCTTTTTTACGAGAAACTGTTGACGGTAAAGCGTTGATTACTTTTACGATTTCAGCGATAACGTTAGAACTTGTAATTGTAGCTTTTGCTACGTCGATGATTGCTGTATCAGCTTTCATTTTTTTAATGTAACCGTCACACAAAGCCAAAGTATCGTCTTCGCTTGTTGTGTCTCCTTGCCAACGAATCAACTCAACATCTTCGCCGATTTGTTTCGCCATTTCTCCCCAGTAGAAGTTCATGAAAGAAGCTACTGAAAAGTCTCCGTTTGAACCTTGAGCCATTTGCAAAGCTAAGAAAGATTGCTCTAAGTCAAATTGACAAAGTTGAGCCATAGCTGACAATGCACATACGTCGATGTCTACTGCGTCTAATGAATCAGTAGGTGCTGTAAAGTTACAAGTTGATGCTTGTAAGATATTACCAAAAGTAACGTTAGCTAATTTAGTAGCACTTTTAATTCCTGGCAAAGTACGGTAGTTGTCTACTGTATCTTCAGCCAAGTAAGAACGACCGTAAAACTCGTTCGGGTTTGGACACAATAAAGCGTTTGTTTCGATGTCCAAGTCAAATTTTAAATTTCTTTCCATTTTGTTATTTTTTAGAAAATGCGTCTCTGAACGCGTTAAATTTTTCGTGAGCTGATAATTTAGTTTCTTTTAATTCCTCTTCGATAGGCTCAACTTCCACCTCTAAAGAATTTTTTAGTTCTGCAATTACTTGCAACAATTCGTTAACTTTTTCGTCTAACAAAGGTGTAACGATAGCAAGGATAGCCTCAGCATCTGCTGTTGGGTCGACTGCCATTTCAACTTCTTCAGTTGCGACTTCTTCCTCAACAACTTCCTCCGTTGCCATTTCTACATCTTCTGTTACTTCTTCTTCGACTACTTCAGTTTCCATTACAACCTCTTCGGTTGGTGCATCTAATACTTCGATAACTTCTCCGCCTTTTACAACGTAGATTTTACCCTCGATTAGGTGCTCTCCATCTGGTAACTTCATACTATATTGATTATTTAATTCCGTCTTTTGTTCGTTCAATTTCATACCTAAGAAACCCTCAATCGAAAATCCTACTTGGTTACTCTTTACAAGTTCGTTGTAGTAATCTTCGTCTGTTACCTGAGCGGTTAACATCAAAGTACCTTTTGGTACGTCAATTCCGTACGCTTTTGCTTTGTCGTTTTTAGGGTCTTGAACTATCCACGCTTCTAACACATAAGCAGGGACTTTATTTTCCGCATCATGCTCAATGTTAAAAATATCTTTGTTAGATAAATTTGACATAAACTTAGCGTGTATCTTTTCAATCTCTTCGGCCGTAAATGAAACATAGTACTCTTCGCCCTCGTCATTTCTATAAATCTCCATAGGAATCATAGCAGGTGCAACGATACGCATTTTAACCTCGTCAGCGAAATACATTTGTTCATGTGAATTGAACGCTACTCCTTTAACTTTAACCGCAGGACGTGACGTAAAAGCAATCATTTCGATTCCTAAGTCCTCGCCCTCGCTATATTCAGGGTCAATAGTAATTTTGTAAGTAGGCAATTTATCCATACTTATTATGTAGATATAAAATTATTTGTTCAAAAATTGTATATTTGTTAAAAAATTAGTATATGGTAACAATTGGAAAAAATGAAATCCCTAACAAGTCAACTGAGTTGAGCGTTAAGCAATTTACAAAAGTCAATGAAATTTTAAGAAGTGAAAACGAACCTATTGAAAAATGGTATCAAGTTTTTACGTACTTAGGTGCGGACGAAAGCGACATTAACGACTTAGAATTTGACGAGTTCAAAGAGGTCGTTCGTCTTTTTAACGATAGCGAAAGTAAGGACTTAGAAATTCAGCGCACTATCGAGATTGACGGATACACTTACGAAGCATACAAAGAAGAGTTTAAGGTTTCTGTAAAAGACTTAAAAGCAATTGAAAAATTAATAGCTAAGAATCCTAACTCTTATATTGCTGAAATGGTTGCAGTGTTGTATAAGCGTACCGACTTAACAGAAAAAGAACATTACGAACCTGCACACATCAAACACAAAACTACTTTGTTCGCTGACCAAAAGGCATCGTTTGCTTTACCTATCATTTGGCACGTTGCTAAGAAGATGACGAATGAAATAGAAAAAGCTGAAGATGAAAGCGTGGCATAACGTAACAGTCGAAACATTCATGGAGTTAAGGGGGTTGGAAACAATCCCTTTTGATTCTCCATTTGATTTGGAACTTGAAAGGCTGTCAATCTTAACCGATACCGACATCGAAGAGTTGCAAAATTTAGACCTATCCGAGTTTAGTAAGTTAACAAAGGAGTATGCTTGGGTAAAATCCGCACCTGCAAAGAACTTTAAACAAGAAATAAACGGGTTTCACTTCAAAGAATGGTACACACTCGGGGAGTTTATAGACTTAAACCATCTATTTGAAAACGAAGCACAAAACTTTGACAAGATTTTAAGCATTTTATTCCGAGTTTTTAAGCAAGACGAATGGGGCAACCGTGTTTTTGAGCCTTTACAGTTTGACTTAGAACAACGCAAACACGAATTTAAAGACGTTCTAATCAATGATTGCTTTGGTGGTGTGGTTTTCTTTGTTGAGTTTAGGGATAACTTCTTAAAAGTGTACGAAAATCTATTTAATCCTGTTGTTGAAAGTGATGAATTAGAAGAGAATGACTTAGATGCTGAAGATATAAAAGCCGAAGAAGAAGAAAAGAAACTATCTAAGTTTAGTTGGGAACGTTTAATATTTGATTTGAGCGGTGGGGATTTGACAAAGGTAGACCAACTTACTGACCTACCTATTATCTTAGTGTTTAATATGCTTTCAATGAAGCAAACTTACGGAATTTAAAAAGGTGTCATTGGTGCGGTTGGCAAGTTCGGGTAAGGACTGTCAATCCAATTGAACTGAATACTAATTTTAGGATTGTTAAGTATTCGAGCCATTTCCAAAAGTGGGTATTTTTCAAACTGCCAAGCAATATATTCCTGAGTTACTTCAGCAAGTATAGCTTGTACATCGCTACGTCTTAACCAATTATCAGTTATCGAATAAGGCGGTATCCCTCTACTCGTTCCCTCATCTAAAAACAAATAATAAAACATCGCGTTTATCGTCATGTTAATCGTGTTTAGTTCGTTCCCAGTCATTGCGGAAATTCTAACCGATTCATACAACGCGCCCGTGTCGACCAATCCAAGCGACCTAATCTCTTGCTGTAATGACCTCGCTAACTTGTTACGTGTAGCGTATTTAACTTTAAAACTTGCCATGTTTAATCTCCTATCTCAAACGGTATATCATTTACGCAGTATTGGTCAACTTCAAACGTTATACTCATTTGCCACCCCGCTACATAATCTAAATCAAAGTTATTGACTGGGATTAATGTAGGTGCTTGAGCGTCTATGCTTAAATCTGACCCTTGACTGAAGTACAAATATAAGTCATTTAAAATTAAATTCGTATCACTTAAAATAGTGTTTATATTAGCGCGGTCTTTTTGTATAATATCCACACAGTAAATATCCATAGCAAAGATATTCGTATTTTCGCCCATCGTTTGGCTAATAGGAACGTAAAAAACAAGCGGATACTTTTCATTTAAGGTGCTGAAGTTTGGCATCTGCTCTCTGAACTCCCCCGCGTTTTTCTTAATCTGTAAATGTTGTTGACAAAACCCGTCAATCGCATTTAATAATTTTATGTAGCTTGTCATAGTGTAGAACCTAAATCGATTATTTTCATTTTATTTTGTGTCGCTGTAATTTCAGTCTCACTTACAACCGCTTGAACTGTTACCGTTTGATTTGATTGCATTGATTGACTTGTTAAATTGTTCGCGTTGTTTCCTTGTCCAAACATATTAATTGACGGTGTAGCTACCGAAGCACTTGAGGCACTTGCTGAAGTACCGCCACCACCACCCGAAGCCGAAGCACTTGGATTGCTTAACAATGCTTTAGCCTTAGCTACGTTCGTTAAGATTTGAACGATACCCGAAGCGTATTGCGCTATTCCTGCTGTTCCACCAGTTACTGCATTTAATGGATTTGCTTGAGACATTGCAACGAGTGAACTAATAGCCTTTGCTGTATCGATTGCTATTTGAACTAAAGCAGTAGCCTTTTGGAATTTCTCGAGTTTCTTTTGGTCATTTATAAATATCTTTCCAAGTTGATTAATACCGTCATTAACTTCAGTTGCAAAATTTAATAAAGCATCACGTTTATTTTTTGCTTGTTCAATACTTTGTAAAGCGTATTTCTTTTGAATGTCAGCAGTTTCTTTTGCTATTTGGTCTTCGATTGCTTTTGTATCTTCCCCGTATTTTTTAGCTTCTTCTAATAACGTAAAATATTTGTCACGTACTGCATTTATTTCTTTGTCTTCAGCAGAAAGTTGTGCATCTGACAAAAGCGTTTGTTGTGCTTCGTAACGTGCTAAAAACTCGTTATATGTTTCTTGTTCTTTTATTTTAGCTTCTTGAATACGTGCATCTTCTTTCGCCTTTTTGTCGGCTTCTATTTTATCAGTTTCAGCTTGTTGTTGTGTCTCAAGTTGTTTAATGATTATAGCTTTTTCACTTGCTAAATACTTTTCATTCTTTTGAGTTTCCTCAATTGCACGTTTGTACTTTAAGTTTATAGTTGCTATTTCTTTCGCTTCACCATCTGCCATTATAGCGATGTTTGCATCTTCGATTAGCCTTGAAACTTCAGCACGGTTTTTAGCGTATTCTTTTTGCGCTTCAATTCGTTTTTTATTAGCCTCTTTACCAGCATCAACACTTTTCTTATGCGCTTCGTCTTCAGTTTTTTGAGCATCAACAACGTGTTTCTTTTTAATGTACTGAATTTCATTGTTTGAAGTAGTCATTAAAGTACGTTGCTCCTTTAGTTTTGCTTTTAAATCTGCGACCTCTTTAGCGTCATAGTCTCCCGAAGCTACCATGTTTTGTATGCGCATTTGGTAAGCCTTAGCATAAGCGTAAGCAGTCGCTTTGATTAACCGTTGTTTTTCAAGTTCTAACTTGTAAGTGCTTTTACCTTCTAATTGAGCCATTCGAATTTCTTGGTCAATTGCTGTGATTCTTTTATCTGAAGCATCTTTGTAAGCATCTGCTCTTTTCTCCTGTGCTTGTGCCGCAGCCTCAGCCGCTTCCTCTTCAGCAAATGAAGTTAAGCCTAACCAATCTAAGAAATCTTTAATTGATTGTACTACTAAGTCAATAGCGTCTCCAATTGCACCAAAGAATTTACCTATCGCATTTAACACTGGTTTAAGTATTCCAAGTTTAGACATCAACGCTACAATAATAGCAACAATACCCGCAATAATAGCACCTATTAAAAAGATTGGATTTGTTAAAAGCGTAGCACCAAAAGACATGAAAGCCTTTGCCATCGTTCCAACAATAGAAATTAAACCTTTCAACTGTGTGCCTATTTCAGCAGGACTAATAGACTTTAACGAACCTGCGAATAGTTTAGCCGATTGAGACGCTCCCTCGAAATCTAAGTCACGTATTTGGCTACCCATTAATCCCAAAGCATTACTTGTACTTTCAAACTTCGAACCGCTTGAGAATACTGCTACTTGCTCGTTTGCATCTTTTAGTCTATCGTT